TCCTGGGAAATTAGACGGACAAGTTATAATTCCTTGTTCTACATTTATGTTTACAGAGTCAACTCTGTTTCCGTCTGCATAACCAAATGCTCTACCTTTTAATTGGCCCCAATCATTATAAATATCTGAATAGAAAAAAGGAACAAAACCTTGGTATGGAGTATATGTTTGTCCAACTGGTGAAACAGTAGGATTAAAAACAGCAGGAGGAGCAATAGGATCTTGAGTAGTAAAGTCATCCATATAGAAATCTGTTGCCCAAAAGTCTGCTTCGTTGCAAGATTCTCCTACCCAATTCATCCACTCTCCAGATGTATTCATCTCTCCAGGAATCTCACTAAATTCACTTGGATTATATTGAGCAAGTCCATCACTATAAGGAAAAGGCATAATCCCTTTTCTTATTCCTATCGGTCTCCAATATTGACCAACTCTAATTCCAGCACTTACGTAATCTGTGTAATCGCTAGGTAAATCCCACCAGTCTTGGCAGTCTCTAATTAATATTTTATGGTTAACCAATTGGAGAGATGTAACAGATAACTCACGTACAGCCTCAGCTGCAAAAGTAAGCACCTTTGCGTAGTTATGAATGGTTTTGCCATTCTTAAATAACCACGCATTGATTATCTCATCCAATGATACAAAAGCTCCGTTTGGTGTCATTTGTTATTATTTTATAAAGTTCTCTGGTGATGCTTGTAAGCTTTCGTCTCTGATTGTTCTAGGCTCAGCAATGTAGATTGAAACAACAGCTTGGATAGCTTGCTCTTCTAATTCTGGAGACAAAGGCAGTGGATCATTTGGACCGAACTGAGATAAGTCAGCAATAGCTATTTTCATATCTACAGTAAACATACCGTCACCAATAATATTTCTATATATTGTTATTTTTTGTCCTTCCCATACGTAAGGAACTCTACCCAACAAAGAATTAACTTCTTTTACTTGCTGTAATATGTAGTATTGGCCAGCAGGAATAGGAATAAATTCTAACTCAGGATAGCTAGATGGATATACGCTAAACACACCCATCTTCTCTGGAAGATACATTGGCGTAACAGGGAGCTTCACTGTGCACGTGTCATTTAGCCCACCTGTTACTGATACGTTTTCATATGTTGCTAAAACAACTCCATCAGGAATTGTAGCACCGTCTATGTTAAATGTTGTATTTAAAACTTCTGTTTTTAATAGTCTGTTCATCGCAGACTCTAGATGCTTTTCAATCTCAGCATCACGCACACGATCTCTGTTTGATGGGAAACCACCAGACAACATTCTTCTGCAACGCTCAATCATTTGTGATTTAGTAGTCATTATACAGATTGTATTTGTTGGTTAGCTAATGCTTGTACTTCTTGTGCGGACAAGTTAACGCCTACGTAAGGTAGTGCTCTAGCAACTAATTCAACCCAATATGTAGAATCAAACTGAGGCGGAATAGATGTACTATTATTAATAGTAATAGTATTACCTGTAACTGTATAGTTAATAACCACATCATCAGGAAGGCCTATATAGTGAACTTCCGCTGCATATCCAGCAGGCATAGTAGTTCTTGGATATAATTGAATTAAATCATTCTCAAATACAAATACTTGATCATCTACTGTTACTGGATATAGTGAAGACCTTAAAGCCTCTACTATCTCTGAGTTCAAGTATTGATTAACTCCACTTATCTCATTAGTTGTTGTGTTTATTTTAAACAAACCAATAAAGTGGCCAAAGTCAGGTATTTGATAACTAACACTATTGTTATATAAATATATAATTCCTCCAGGTCCTGGAGTTACTTGAGTTCTAGTTCTAAATGGACTTAATGCGTCAATAGTTAATTGGCTGGATCCGTAGTCTGGATTAGGCGCTCCACCCTTTAATGCTTGGGCAGTTTGCGGTAAACCCCAATAGTAGTTCCAAAGGTCTACTTGAGCCGAAGATAACGCTTGGGAGATCTCTTCTGGAGACAAATACCCTCTGCGATTCTTATCAGCTATGAAGTTTATAAAGTTGTATAAATCAGATACATTCTGCATCTACGTTAAGTTTCCTATATAATACGCTTCTTAAAAGGGCTTAACGAGTCTAAGTAAGGGTTTTCTAAACAGTAATAAGGTCATTATTACTATGATTGCTAATAACTTAAATTTGGTCTTTTTGGTAGATTCAATCTTGTTTTTTAAATCGTATATCTTTCTTTCTTGATTTGCGCAAGAATCTATTAATATAGCCTCTTTCGCTCTGTCTACAACAACGTGAGTCGTTTGTTTATTTATGGTTCTAGTAGGCACTTGACCTAACCATTTAACCCATAAGTTGCCATTCTCCAAGTAAACACTAAAGTCATTTACAATAGTATCCAAATGACATTCCATTGGCATATTAACTTTAAAGCTGTCGTGAATAACGGTATCTTTGTAGATAATAGTATCTTTTAATATTTCTTGTGTGATCGTGTCATTAGCGCATTCTCCACGTAGTATAACTTCTCGCTTAACTTGCGCATAATATTTTGGCGTTGTAAGGACTCTCTTAACAGGATTACAGCTAAATGTAATAAAGCTAACAACACCCAATAAGAATATATAAAAAACCTTTTCACGCATAAATTATTTTCTTTTCTTAAGATTTTTTTTAATTTGAATAACATAATTAATTATAGCAAGAATAGAAACAATAACACCTAATACGAATGTTGTATTTGTTTTATCTAAGTTTGCTAAAATATTCAATATAATGCTTGACCAAAGCAAGATATGGTTATCCTGCGTCTCGTTACCTGTGATCATTAGAATAAAAGCTTTTTGTAGTTATTAAATCTTTCCACTCTATCTGCAAGTCCGTGAGTTCCACCGTTAACTCTTTTAGTTATTTTTTCAACAGTAGAGCTGTCTCTCAAGTTGTCTGTGTCAGCAATCTTACTTAATCCGTTTTTATTCCAAAACCAAATAGCACTTAGTCCTGCATATTTATCTTCAGCAACTTGATCTGGATTTGTTAATATAGATGGTTCTTTAGCCCATTCACTAAACGCTTTATAATTATCTTTACCAGTTAATTGGATGTATCCACGTCCTTTAAACTTCCAACCATCTTTACTTGCTTCATCACCGTTACCCATACGATTAGCATAAACTTTAGATGCAATCTTTTCTGGGTTTCTATTATATGCTTCAGCAGATGCTGGAGTAAAATACTTAGGGAAGATCTTTAATAATCCGTCTTTACCGTAGTTTAAGTTTTCTGACTTAAATTTAAACCCACCTGACTCGTGAGCTGCTTGCGCTAAAAAGTGTGCTGCTCTTAACGGAGTATCAATATCGTGAGCAATCATATCGTCTATAAGAGTCTGAGGAACAAGCCCTTTTAATTTATCAAACATTTCCATAAAATATACTCATATAATACGCACTTTATAAAAACTCAAAGCCCCTAAGAATAGGGGCCGTTGAGCAACACAAACACATCTTTAAGTTATTTCTTAGCTTTCTTTTTAGCTAATTTTGCATCTACTAATTTATTCATCTGATCAAGTACAGCTACTTGTTTTTTCTTGTCAATAAAGTCTGCGAATTGTTCGTAAACCATATCGTCTTCAAGGTCTGCAAGCTTCATAATGTCTCCGTCAGAATCTGTCCATTTTAATTTAGATTCTTCTACGCTAACGTAAGCAACGTCTAAAACAATAGCTTGTGCAACTAATGCTTTGATTCCAACTTGCTTGTCATTAATGCGTTCCATAAAATCTTCTGGTTCACCTTCGGCGTAATCCTCAATGTTAAATCTCATTTCCTCTTCAGAAAGTTCTGTATCGTAACCAAGTAACAATGTTAAATTGAATACTTCTTCTTTAGATAAAGCAGCTGCTTTGATTAAAGCATCTCTCTTCATACGTAAAGCTTGACGGTTTTCCTTAGCCTCCGCTTCAAAATTAACTCGCTCTAAAATAGGGTGAATCTCTTCATCTCTATTTGCATTAGCTGAATTAAACGAAGCAAGCTCAAGATATTGGAATAATTCATCATCTTGTGAATTACCAATAGTTAAATGCAACATACCTGCATTCTCTTGTGGTGATGCCCAAACTCTTCTTACTCTGTTAGGAATTGGATTTCCAAAATGATCTACACCAGATACTAAACCTATTTCAACCCATTCGTTTTTACCTGGATCAAAACATTTAGAAAATGGAGGGATTTTTAACTTGGCTTTATATACAGACTGACCACTCATTGGGTCTTCGTATATATCTAAAAATCTGTAGGAAATTTGCGTACCTTTTTTAGGTAAAGCAATAAGCTTTTTTAATTCATCAGAGAAGTCGTTATAGACTCCTAACTTTTTAAGTGCCATTTGTGTTTTGTGTTTTGTGTTAAAAAATGTTTGTGTGTTTTAAGTGAAGATTAGAGGGGGCGAACCCCCTCCTTTCCTCAAGTTTTACTATGCTAAGATATTAGTAATTTTAGCAAATTTGTTTGGAGCAAATACTTCAAGACCCATATTTGAAGTCCAAGAAACTGTTAAGCTTTGTTCTTGGTTTGTAGGGGTTGGAGCAAGAGCACCAGTCATTAATTCTGCTGTCTCTACAGAACCTGTACCAGGAGCTGGTTGAGCCATATATTTGTAACGGAAGTAATCGTTCATTCCACCACCAACAGTTTTTACTTTACCCATTGGTAAGAAGTAGATAGATTTAGCGATTGGTCCACCAGTGTAGTTGATAACGTCAGTATTAGATAATACTTTGAACGCTTTCAAGTTATAAGTGTAACCACCGTGCATAAACTTCTCAGCTTGTAAATCGATCTCACGACCATTAACACTTAACATACCAGAGTTAATACCAGATTTGTAGAAACCGTTATTAGCAGTTGATTGAGAAGAAAAACCAACTGGAGGAGTTGCAGTATTTACGTTAGTAGTAATTGTAGCACCAGAACTTGGTAAGTTTTTCAAGAAATCAGAAATAACTGCAACAGCTGGATTAGAACCTGCGATCATATATTCCATTGGAGCACGAACAGCAGTTAATTGAGCTTCTAAGTCAGATAAATCAGATAAAGTGAAAGTACCAGCAGTAGTAACTGAATCATTAATACCGTAGTTAGTGATGTAAGAATCCATACCACGAGTAGTTTGAACACCATAACCAGTAGTACCTTGTAAGTAAGGAGGAGTTGCAGTTGCTGTTGGACCATCTACGTCAGCAAATAAAGTGTTTGAAACTTCACCTAACCACATAGCCAAAGAAATATCACCACGGTGTTTTTGTAAACCTTGGATCATTTCGTAAGGTAAGATGTATGGTTTACCATTGAACTCTAACTCGATTTTAGAAGCGTTCTGAACGTCTGTAATTTTAATTGCATTACGGAAGATTTGAACACGGTTTTGTAAAGAGTTAACTGACCAACGGCGAGTACCTGGCTCAACTGAACCCTCTTCTTGCGCATTAGAGAAAGCAGATAACTTAACACCATTCATTGCAGCTAAAGAAGCAGCTAAAGCTGTACCAGAAACTGATTGAACTTTAATGATAGCCGCAGATTGTTTTTCTTGAACACGACCAACTGCTCCACTAGGGAATTTTAACAAATCACCAACTAAAATAAAGTTGTAATCAGCAGTAGATAAAGGGATCAAAGGAATAGTTGTAGTTCCAGTTGGAACGCCAGCTACTGTTAACAATTTGTAAAGATTGTCATTGTAGAATGAAGTATAGAAAGGAACCGCAGTTGCGTCTTTTTTTCCTGCCATATACATAAAATCTAACCACTCAGCATCGTCTTGGATGTCGATAAGTTGGTTATAAATCTCTCTTTGGTCTAAGAGAGCCACCGCTGATGCGGTATACTTGTTGGTAGCACCTGCTACACCATTGCCGTAAGTAAACGCCATTTTGTTTTAATTTAAAAGTTTTAAAAAATTGTTTTATATTTTAACCACCAAATGGTTTCCCATCGATAGCTTTTATCACGAATCCAGAACCTCTTGATGGAGTCTGAACAACATCCTCTGCCTTAGTATTTTTAAGCTCATTAAATAATCTTTTTTCTCCTAGGGATTTACCATAATTGATTAAAGATTTTTCTACAGCAGCTGGGTTGTTTGCATATGTCCAAGCTTTCATCCATTTCTTCATATCCAATTGACCATCTTGGCCAACGAATTTTTGAAAGAACTTGTTTTGGTCTAATGTTTCACCCAAGAAGTCAGCATTTTTTTCTACCTCAAAATTCATTCTGTTTTCACCGTCTCCAAATTCTACAAGCCTGCTCGTCTCGAATTGCTTGAAGTCTGGTAGTGAGGTTAAATGACTCTTGAAGCTTTCTACTTGTTGCTGAATTGCCTCCTGTTGAGCTTTCAACTGTGCTTCAAATTTTGACGCTTCGTTTTCAAAAGTTTTTGGTTTGTATTGAGACTGTTCAGCTTTTAATCCATCTCGGATCTTGTCTGCCTCTAGCTTCATCATCAAACGTGCAACTTTATCATCGTCTTCGTCACCTGTTATTCCATACTCTTTCTGTAGAGTCTTCTGTAATATCAGATTCTTTTCTTCTTCACCTAAACTTGGATATTTAGAATCGATCTGAGTTTTAATGATCTCTTCGTCTGTATACAAGTCATAGTTTGTATTCGTCTTAATTAAGAACTCGTCAAGCTGGTTAGTTTTATAAGCATCGATTAATTGCTTTGCATAATCGTCTTCTTGTAAACCTAACTTCTCCCAAGGATCAAAAACAATTGGTTCTTGAGTAGCTTGCTCTTGTGAAGATACTACGCTTTCTGTTGTATCTTCTGCTCTATAAACTGGAACTTCAGGCGTTTCAGTTGTTGCATTTTCTGCAACAGTTGAAGTTTCTTCTACCTTTGTTTCAGTAGGTGCTTCCTCAAATTGATTTACAGGTTGGTTGTATTGAACCCCTGCACTTGAGTGCTCACCTTTTATTGTCCATTTTCCTTCTCCTGCAAATGGATTCTCTTGTGGAGCTTCCGCTTGTGGAGCTTGTGCTTCTGCAACTGGAGCAGTTTGTTCAACTACTTGTTCAGCTACTTGTGCCGTTTCTTGTGTGTTTTCCATTTGTGTCTGTGTTTATGTTATGAATATATTACGCACCTTGTTGATTCTGAAATGCTAACATATCTTGCATTTGCTGTTGTTCCTCACTCATTTGCGCTCCTTGTTCTTCTTGCGCACCTGCCATTTCCTCTTGCATACCTTGTTCTTCTTGCATTGGATTAGCAGCATTCATTTGCTCGTTCATTCCCTGTTGCATCATATCTGCACCTTGAGCAGCTGGAGATTGTTGATTAGCATTTCCTAAGAAAGAAAATCCTGAAGGCTCTTGAATGTTTAATTGTTGACCTCCTGCTGTTTCTGGAGCTACTCTAGATTCTAATTCTGCTGGAACGTCAATCTCACCCATATCTTCCATTTTGCCATCTTGCATCAACTTGGTTTTGTTGTCTCTGATATTAGCAGCATCTCTTTCTTTAGCTTGAACAAACGAAGACTCAACTCTACCTGTTGCAGAAATTCTTTCTCTCTCTAAATCAAACTGACCACGCAATTCAATTAAACGAGCTTCCATATCCGCCTTTACCTTTTCAAGTTCAGACTTCATTTGGTATTCCATTTGGATAGTTTGTTGTTTAGCTTGCTCAGCTACCATAGCAGATTGTTGTTGGATCTGACCATTCATTTGTTGAGCTTGCATTGCTTCTTGTTGCTTCTTCTCGTTATTCTTTTTAACTTTATAAGCTAAGAATAATTCTGCTTGTTTAATATTTTGAATGTTATTTAAACGTATAACATCATCAATATTAACTTGACCAGATTGTAAAGCAACTTTAACTAACTCATCTAATTTAGCCTTTTCTTCAGCTGTAGGTTTGTCTACAATTGAAATACCATAAGTGTATTTAGAAATCTCTTGTGAGCGTTTTAATAGCTCTACAGTTCCTAAGCCTAATGAATTATCATAAGCTTCACCACCACCTCTTTTAATTACATCTTGCACACGAATAACAACTGCTTCAGCTAGCGATTGAGCAATAGCTCTATCTGCATAGCTAATATCGCTTAACGCATTATTAGTTCCAGATGCAGCTAATTGTGCAACTGTAGTTAAGAACTTAGGATTAGGCGTTGAACCGTCTGTAAGTTCATTTAAACCTAGAGTCTGACGAATCATATCTAGATTATTATTAATCATATTCCAATATTCAGAAATAGCATTACCTACACCACCTTCTAACTGGTTAATAGCTGGAGGAACTTGTCTTCCATCTGCTGCTACTGAACGACTGACTAACACACCTCTTTGTAAATACAAATCAATGATATCAGAAGGACTCATAGCTTTTCCTCCACCAGATAAACTTACTTCTTCTAAGGCTGCAAGGTTAATATTAAAACCACGTGGAACAGCGGTATTTAATTCGTGTTGTAATCTATAAAATGCCAACTGAATTGCATCAGCGTAAGGAATAATTGCTTCCATACGGCTAAATGTCTTCATATCAAAGAAATCAACTGGAGCGATATGGAAACTAGATTTAGCTCTTGCTATGTTAATTGGATCACGTTTAATGTTCCATTGTTTACCATAGTCAAAGCAAATGTTAGTTCCAACAATCCATTTAACTCTATATATACCTACAACTTGTTTTCTTTTAAACTTTTGTTTTTTATTATTTGTATCTTCAAATCCAGCTCTTCCAAAAATAGTATTTCCTCTACGGTCAACTCTTTCTTCTCTAACTAAATCATCTGTAGACATAATCTCAAGATCCAATACTTGAACCTTTCCTTTATTCCAAAAGTCATTATATGTACCATAGTATGCATTACCTACTGGCATATTTCCACGCCATTGATTTGCGTTTGCATACTTATAAATAAACTCAATATCTTCTTTGGTTAACTCACCATTGCTCATTTGAATTAATTGAGCAACAGGAACCTCTAATACCTCACCTGCATATCTTAAATCTCTAAAGTCAGGGTATGTACAGAAATTAGATAAGAATCTTCTAGGGTCTACTCTTCTAAATCCTACTAAACCATCTTGTTCGTAATCTTTAAATATAGCAACACCATAGTCAAACTGATCTTGTAATTGTTGTCTACGTTGTCCTTCGTAATCGTTTTGGTCAAACACCAACTCAACTACTAACTCAGCTTCCATAGATGTCTTATGACGCATACCTAATTCAGCAACTTCAATTCCATCTAAATCATCTGGCTCTCCAGGGTTAGCCATAATTGCTGCACTTTCCGCTAGATCTGGTCTTCCTTGTTTTTTAAATTCTTCTCTAAGAATAGCTTTTGCTTTCATTTCAGCAACTAGCATATCCTTCTCTGATTGAGCAAACGGATCCACTGGATCTATTTGAATATCATAGTTTTGTTTCTCTAATAATCCTAAAGCTGTTCTTCTGAACTTAGGTATAATAGGCAATACAGACCAGTCAACAACAAGGTTATTGTTATTGGGATCTTGATCTGGTGTTAATACTCTTTTGTATCTTTCTATAGATTGACGACCTTGAGCGTATGTTTTAATCCACTCATATTTGTCTCTAGATCTATAACCGATTGAGCCAAATGGTGTGTCTCCGTAGGAGTTAAATGCTGCTTGCGCAAATTGCATTAACCACTCTTTTGATTCTTTTTCTTTAGGGCTTACATCCTCGTTTGGGAATAAGGTCCTTGCATTGCTAATTATTTCTGCTGACATCTCGTCTTATTAGTTGTGTTGATATAATACGCTTTAAAAACCTAGTTTTTTGCCCAAAAGGTTGCTAGAGCTCTTTCCCCTTAAGAATGGTAATACGTTCAAAACATCAATATCTTCTTTCTTTCCGACCTTTGGATTATACTTATGGTTATTAATTAACATAAGTGCATAACCTGCTGCCATTGCGCTATCCGACTTGGTCGTATCGCCTGGGTCAAATTGTAACCATTCCTCTATAAGCCCCTCAAACCAAACATTGTTTATGTGGTCATTTATGTACTGGTCCGTTAGCTCGGCCATATACGTAGTCGTCTTTAATGTAGCTGACAAACCCCTTGTGGTCTTATCTGGAGGCATAAAGCAAAAGTCTGCACAGCCTTTCTCCTCAAGGTAATAAATAATACCTGGTTTATTGTTCTCTATAAGCGCATTACAGCCATAAAAGCACAAAGCCATACGTACGTCCTCATAAAAGGTTTCAGGCGAATCTGGGCGATTACAATAGTAAAGAACAGGACTCATATCGTACTCAGTAGGAGATAATGGGTTTGCTTTTTTAAATATAACCATAGCTCCGTTAGAAGCTCTTGATTCGTGAGACTTGCTTACCGTTTGGTGAGAGAATGGATCGACACCTGCTGAATACATAGAACTATTCATAGGCTTGATAACACTTCCTTTCTTTTCAAAAGCATTTGGCTTAGCTGGCATCTCGGCAATTAAAAATCTACCGTTTACACTTTCTCTAAACTCAACCTCAGAATCTCTAACTCCATCTTTCCATTGGAAGTTTCCTTTCTTTAATCTAGACTTGCTCCACTTTAATATATCTAGCCTATCGTTTAATAATATTGGATTATATACACAAACAGAACTATCTGATTGAAACGCTTCTTTCTCATCTAGCGGTTCCTTTCTTTTTGCAGAAGATAAAGCTCTAGGATCTTCTTTCAAAGACTCCCTTTCTTCTAATATCTCAGCTCTAGCTAATTCTTTATTTGCTATACCATATCTTGGATGAAGATGTCTTGTTTCATCTGCTGCCACAAAGAATCTAGCAAGACCGCTGGCTGTTCTCTTTCCTTTCTTTTCATATTGGTTTGAGTTCTTCCATAAGTCCAACATCTGACTACCACCTGCTTCCATTTCCTCTACCGTTGTTGTATGGAAAGACTTTCCTATTATCTTACCTTGATCGTCAAGTAAACAATACTTAACGACATTCCATCTATCCCTAATGTCTAATAGTGTTACCTTACCAATCTCATCGTGTAGATAGTATCCTAGTTTTTGACCATCATAAGCCGTAACACCAGAAGATCTGAAATCAATACCTGACATCAACTCTTCTTCGTCTAGTTCTAATTTACCTGTAGAGAACTTAAGACCAGTTGCTGGAACCTTTCCTGTTAAAGGAACATCCGACAATGGCCTAAAGAAAGAAGGTAGCTTTCTATATGCGTTTATAATTGTTTTTCTAAATAATATCTTTGCATCCTCATCTGTTTTAGATTGGATACCTGCCCAAAAGTTTTCACTTCTAGACGCTGCCTCTAATGCAATACAACCTGCTGTAAAAGACTTACCAGATCTACGTTTAGTTACATATACAATACCAAAACTTTCTGGATCTTCTACATTGTAGTCCCAAAAGTAAAACAGCTCTCTATCTTTATCTCTATATCTTGGAAGGCCAACGTCCATATGATAGCAAGACAAGTAGTACCAATGAACACCTGTAATGTACGTAGGTTCTCCGTTGTTGCTAAACCAATGTCCGCTCAACCTTCTAATCCAGCAATATCTTTTAAAATCCTCCAACTCTGGATGGATATATTCTGGATCTTTTTTTTGTTTTGCCTTCTCTTCTAGTTCCCACTTTTGATATTCTTGAAACCTAGGATCTGGTTCCCAATAGCACAACTCCATCTTGGTAGATCTACGTTCAATACCAAAGTATTCCCACTTAGAAGTAAATGGATTATACAGCCACCCCTTTGCAGGTATATGGCAATTTAATCCTGCAATCTCTACTTCTGTAGATGACCAGTTCTGTTGTTTTATTGGTTTAAACATTTTTCTTTGTTAGTTTAGACATAGCCTCTGGAGTAAACATAGTTTTTCTATTATGTTCTTCAATTAGGTCTTGGTCATTAGAGAATAACTTACCGTATAGTTCATCTATAGAGTTACTCATATCTGCCATCTGATTAAGCATCTTATTCTTAATCTCTACGGCTTTTAATATATCGATTTCTTTTCCGTTTTCAGAATCCTCAATACGCTTTGCTACACGCTCTGCATATTCGGTAAACGTAGACTCTAAGCTACATATTAAAGTCCAAGTTCTAGACTTTACCACCTTAGTTAAAAAAGAAACGGCAAGCTCGTAACTAGGATCTTGTGTGATCTCAGTTTCAAGTCTTGCCCATTCTTTTCTTTTGTTTATGTCTGAGAAGTCCCTTACGGCAGGGGAGTTGAAGTCATAAACCCAAGAGAGAAATGCTATCTGCTGTGTTATGTGTTTCGTGTTTGTGTTTCCAATAACTTCTTTAAGTCTTGGGTATTCAGATAGCACATCTCCGCAATATGGATTGATAATCATTTTAGCTACCTGTGTTTGTGCGTATTTACTCGTAGCCATAAATCCTATCTTTCTTTAATATTACAAATTCTGTGCCATCTTTAAATCTATACACAGATCGGTACATTTCTTGAAATAAAACTGTACTGTTGACAGGAACATCTAAGTCTCCTGACAAAAATGTACACTTGCCTTGCTTATATTTTGTAGTAATTGTATCTGGTATTATTATAAGACTTGATGTTATTTCATTCTCTGGAATAGCCTTAAGTAAAACCCAATCGCCCACTGCTTTCCACTCTCCGTCAACTTTGTGAGCCATAATAAAACCTTCATCACAAAGCCACACAAGCTTGTCATCAATATTGAACACTCTATTAAACTTACGATCGCCATTGTCATCGACAAAGTAATCAGCAGCCATATGATAAGATATAGCAATTTCATCATCTTCTTTTACATTTAATTTACATCGACCACCTAAAGAATAAACTTTTCCATTTACTTGAGCGTGTTGTTCAGGTTCAAATGAAGGATCGATAAATAAAGTTACTCCGTTTTCGGTAGTAACAGTAGACTGGAGAATCTCTGGAACCTCAACAAATAGTTGATTGCCAGGAGGCATAGATCTTTTACTCATTGTGTGTTTGTGTTTTATATTCGCAAAGATACGTAAATATCCGTAACTTATACTAATTATTTTCTTCCTTGGCCTCTATATGCTTTAGGCTTTGGAGTGTGTTTATTGTAAGACTTCTGTGACTTTCCTTTTTTTCTAGCACCAAAAGTTACTTTGTTTGAATTGGATACTTGCTTTGCCATTATATTACCATTTTACTTTATTAGCCACAGACGTACACATTTCTATGAAGTCTTCTTGGCTATATTGTTGTTTACACATATTTACCATTTTATGAACCCACTGCACATTTCCTTTAACATATCCTACGCTCGAGTCTATTCTATCTAATGAAGCGGTATTGTTTCCAACACTCAAAGCATCTATGTCCCACCCAGTTAAAGAGCATTTAAAATCTTGCTCTATAAGCAAATCAGCTAAATATTCATATTCTAAATTCCACTCTATATTTCTTAATTCTGCATTAACTTCATATTTTCTACAAAAAGAATATCTCAATACGTCTTTTATCCAACCTTTATGGTTATTGTTTTCTGGCTTTGAATTTGCACACTTCTTGCATTCTTTTTTATTTTCAAAAGAAAGTATTGCATAACTCTTTCTTAAATAAGATTGTTCTACGCCACAATTTGGACAGTTTTTATACCACCTTCCATCTATCCCTTTAAACACTTCTACTGGTAATTCTAAAGTTGCACCCATATTAATATTAATATAACCCATTTGATTTTATTAGACCAAAACGCAGCACTCATTTTTCCTTTAGCAATATTTTTTGCGTGACGAGCTTTAAAAGAAGCTTTTCTTGCTTTCTCAGAAGCCGTCTTTGGATTTTTACCAGCACCGCTAACGCCTTGTTGTCCAAAGCGAATAAGCTTTACTTTACTTCCGTCTTTAGCAAGTACAGCGTGGCTTTTCTTTGGATGACTTGGAGTTTTCTTAGGCTTGTTGTAACCTGCAAACTTTTCTTTACCTTTCTGAATCATTTAGATGAATTGTATTGTTTGTACTAAGTTTAATATCATTTGAATCGTAATGACGAACTCTTCCATCGTTCTTATCTGCCACAACCCATATAGTGTTTTGATGTATCCCATAGTCTATCATTAATATTGCGATTCCTTCTCCGTGGGGAGTGTCAACCCAATATGTAGATTGAAACTCGTGGATAGTAGCCATTACTTTTTCTTTTTAGCCTTAGCATTTATTTTTTTAGCAGCAGCAACAGCTTTAACAAAAGCTTTGCTTCCTTTCTTTGCAGGCTTTTCGCCTCTTGCTCTTTTGGCCCTAATGTTTTCCCAAAGACCTGGTAATTTTGCTTTCATATTACATTCGTTTTTTAGCCATCTTAGATTGAACCTTAGTCTTTACCTTGTTAGGTAACTTCTTTCCTTTTGGAGTTTCTTTCTCCCAACGCTTTGCCATCTCTGGGTTATTAGCGTACATAAATCCTCTTTGTGCTTTACTTTTAAATGGCATAGTTATTTTTTCTTTTTAATTACTTCAATTGTTTTAGGACTCAGAAATGGTTTTGAGGTCATTTGGCCTGCGCTTTTATATCCATTAGCTGCAAACCACTCTGCTTCTTCTGGTGTTTCAAATTGTATATATTCTCCAGTCTTGTCAGCATAATCATACGCCCTTTCTCCTAAATCTTGAAGCTTACCATCTACCATTACAATTTGAGGAAACACTCTCATTGACTTTGGGTCGTGTGACATCCAATGAGTTGTTACTTCTTCTTTAGGCGCAGCAATCATTCCTTCAGCACCCATTAATCTATTTGTCTGCAACTTAGGATACATATCAGGCATAAGGTAACGCTTAACAAAGTTTAAGTTTTTGTTAGCCATCATTACGCTGTCTGCATAAGCTTTAGGATCTTTAGGTTTAAAACCTGGCATAGTTTAATATTTATCTAGTACGTATTTTCTTCTTATATACTTCGCCCTTCTCATTAAGGCGCTATCTAAAGATCCGCTCATATCTTCAAAAGCTTTCTTTAACCCTTCGTTATATCCAAACAATTGATTGTTAGCGGTAATAGCAATCTCTAGTCTTTCCTTTAAACTATCAATTACAGCTTTATTCCCAACTTTGCCAAGTAAGAAGAGACTATCGATTTTAGCTTTTTGAGTATTAATTGTTTCATTGTAGTTGTTGAATTTAGTGTTAATATCATCTGCTTGGCTTTTTAATAAAAGCACGACAGTATCTCCATTAATTATCTTTGTCTTTGGATACGATTGGCTTAAGCTCAAATGGCTCACCAACAACATCATCATCAGTACCGTTAACCTTTTCATTTAGTTTTTTATTTTCTTGTTTCAATTCAGTTACTACTTCTTTAAAGCTATCACAAGCTTTTTCTGCTTGCTTTAACTCACCAACCCTCTTTTGGATGAATGCACTATTTTTCTTTACGGTTACGCTAACCATAGAGTCTATGTTCATAGAATGCCATCCTTTAACAGGGTGGGGCTTAATAGCTTTCTGTGCTGTTATAGAGGTTAACATTATTAATATCAACCCAAGTATCGTAAGTATAATTACTATTCCTGCTTTATTTGGTTGCATTGATAATGGCTTGTTGTGCTATAATATTATAAATGATTGAGTCTTTCTTGTCAACTGTCTTTTGTAGATTACGGTTATCTTCTATACAATTGTCAATACCTTTGCTTGATCCAGCTTTCATATCCTTGTATACATAGATAATACCAAATACACAAAGGAAAGCTACCGCAGCTATTGGGTACTTTCTAAACTGGTTAAAACTAACAGGTAACTTAACTGCACCTGACGCTGCATCTGTTACTTTCTTTGTTGTAGTTCTCTTAGTTGCTGGTTTCTTCGCTTGAGTCATCAGTTCCGTTTTTCTTTCCAAAATATCCATCAATAGCTTTTTCAACTACTTTCAACCCTAATAGGGCAGCAATTAATAAAGTTACTGAATATACTAAAGCTTCAGAAGGAGCTACGTGTTGCTCACTAAAGCTATTATGATATAGGGTTACACCTAAAAGGATACCTAAGAATAAAGCGATTAAACGCTTCATTGAAGGAGCATCTGGTTTATCTAAAAAGAAACCTGCGATAAAGTTTATTAGTTTTTTCATATGTCTAAGTTTTAAAAAGGGAGAACTTAATCTCCCTTATAATTACTCAGCTTCTACTACTTCCGCTTCTTGAGATTTGATAACCTCGTTTAAGAAGCTTACAATTGGAGCACCATATTTCATTGGCATCTCTTGTAAGAAAGCATCTAAAGCTTTTAATTGTTCTTCATTTAATACTACTTGTTTCATTGTGTGTATTGTGTTTTATTGTTAAAAATTAAGGTTCTCTAAGTTCTATTTTATATTGATTACCATTTAATGTAATTACTAAATGTTTTCCAGATTGGTTACCAGAAGATGTAGACTCTAAACCTGCTCCATTAAACTCTATGGTATCAGTTGTAATATTGGTATTATTAGCAACTCCGTCTATTTTAATAAAAGCGTTATTAGAAGTAAGCGTTATATCATTAGTTCCTGAAAAATAGTTTTGCATTATTGAATTGCCACCAGATACATTTGCTCCTAAGAAAGTAGCAAAGAAATTTGAAGCACCTGCTGCCATCTTATTATAAGATATACCAGAACCAAATGGGGCATTATAACCAATAAATACAGAACTACTTGAGTCGTTTACTTGAACAGAAATACCATTAGCAGTATTATCATAGTCACCAAGAGTAAACTTATTATTAGAAAAATTTAAATCTAACCCTATATTAGAAGCTAAGTATTGAGTTCCTAATCTAGTTTCTGCTATTTGCAATGGAGTAATATTACCTAATCCATCAGATATAATAGCTGGAGCAGAAGTAGGCAAGCTACCGTTGTTATTTATTTTAAGTAAGGATTGGTAAGTATTCTTTACCTGGGTACCTGTTAATGTTGCCATTAGTTATTTTTTATATTGTTAAGCTTCCCAATTGCTTGAGTCGTTTTCCCAGTTAAGGGAAATTAAATTCCATATTCTCGTTACAAACGTAGCAGCAGAATCTGCTGAGTCTACTATTGTATTCCAAATAATGTTTACCATAAACCCATAATGTTTGTAGCAGTAGATGTAGAGCTTACTTTCTTAACTTGGATAGGAAGGAAAGTACCTGCCTTAACACCATTGAAAGTAACCAAAGTATCTGTAGTATCTTGAGCCATTACAACTATCAAGTTACCATCACCACCAATATATATACCACCGCAGTATCCTGCTGGATTTAAAGAAGGATTTATGTTAGCATTATAAGCAACTTCAATAACTGGATTAGTAACTGTAGTTACAAACAACTTAGCTACACCTGCTTGATAATTTACGTCTTTTTGAAAAGAAGCCATTAGTTTTAAATTTTATACCTATATAATACGCACTTACTTCTTGATCCTATTGCCATTAAAAACCATATTAGGATTTACATAGTACAGATTAACTATCTCAGTGCGTGCTATAACGCACGCCTCTATTAGCCCCTTTACGGCCTTATAGAAAGGACCCTTGGTCTTCCATCCTAAATCCTTACAAACCTCAGTACTGCGTAAATAAACATAGCTATCCTTATACTCTAGATCATTCATTATATAAAGACTCAATTTAATGGTTGCCTGACAATTAGTTCTAACCATAAAAGCCAACATCTCATAGTATACCTTTACAAAGGGCAAGGAATCTATTACCTTTTCCTCCCCCGCTTGGAGTACCTCAAATACTTCCCCTGTTTTAGGATCCATTAATTGGTTAACCACCTTCTTGGTTATAACCTTCCTTAAACCATTAAGAGGCGTAATTTCTTTTTGTTTGTTTATCGTCATAATACAAAGGTAGGAGTATTCTAGGAGAATACAAAATATATCTTTTTGGAAATACCATAGGTATTGACAATCATAGAGTTATAACACCTTCCTTCTTATATAATAAGATACACCCTATATATAACCAATAATAATGAGGCCTTCCAAAGGCCGAACTTATGGCTAAATACAGGCGGATCATACGCATAAGCATATAAAATTGGGACATAGTGTGTTACTGGGGTTATAGGGGGGATAGGGGGGCTAGCTTTCTCTAGGGGGATTCTCGTTTCTCCGAGTGGGTAGGTATGGCTATATGAAAGTTTTTTTACTATGAGTTATGTAGGCTACTTGAAGTATTACTTTAGGTATACTATGTAGGTTACTTGAAGCTTTACTTTAGGTCACTACCCTGCATATGTAGGTAAATTGGAAAGCCTAGCTTAAGGTGAATTTTATTTTTATTGTGGTGTAATAAATTTGTTTAGGTAGTAAGGAAAAACAAGGGACTACCTCCCTCCCCTTTTTACCTTCCGACTCCAT